CATTGTTACGAACTCCGTTTTGAGGAGTAATGACATGTTGACCAAAAGCCGCAGTGACGCGCACTGCACTGCCACGAGCCAAGTGGTGCAGGCGGGAACACTCCGGCATTGATTGCCTGCGCCATCGCGTCGATGCGATGCGCAAGCATCTGAAAGTCGTCCGCGTCACGCTCGCTCTTGAGTACGTGACGCGCTGGCGTCTTCGTCTTGGTCAACACGTCGAGCCGCACTTCGGATGCCGCTCGTCCCGTATCGACAGCGAATGCAGCAGCGTTGATTGTCAACTGAATGGACGTTGCCGCTTCGCTTTCGGATGGCTTACGCGCCGCCGTCTTGAAATCAACGACGCGGTCCCGGTCGTCTCGCAGATCGGTAATGGAAACCAGATCATGCGAGCAGTTTGGCAGCTCGATCACCGTCGACTTCTCAACTTCGGTCGGCTGGTAATCGGGCGCCATCTCATCGGCGTACAGTCCGGCCAGATCGACGACGATGTCTTTGGCGATCCCCAGCACGAGCTTGGCGCCGCGTCCTGCTTCGTCGTTCGTCAGCTCGTAGCCTTCGACCGAACATCGTTGTTCGAACCCGGCCACCGACGCGTCGATAATGTCGTCGGCTGACAGGTCCTGGTGCGTCTCGATCTTCTGCCGAAAGTTCGTCTCAGCTCCAACATGCACTCCGGTGCCGACAAGCAGGGCAATGCCGGGCGGTCGCTTCTCGCCTTCGATGTATCGTCGTCGATACGCTTCCGGGCACTTGTGGTAGAGGTCGATTTGCGACTTACTCAGGTGCGGTTTCTTGGGGTTCTGGTCGGTCACGGTCCGCAATCTCCTCTCGCATGATTTTGATATGTGGCGGGGCGTCGACGCTGAACTTCACACGGTTGCGTCCCGTGGTCAGGATCTCGACGACAGCTTCCCCGATACGGATCTTCTGGCCAGCTTTGCGTGATAGCACGAGCATTATTCAGTCCTTTGTGTGGTGGTGTCAGCCGACGAATCGTTCGCCGGGTTGGAGTTGATAAACGCGGTCGGTTCAAACGTTGCGCGAAGGAACCAACCGCTAATCCCTCCGAGTATCCAAACGGTGATAAAACCAGCGAGCCACGGTTCGTTGAAGTCCATCAGGTTCGCCTTTCGAAAACATGGACGGCAGCACCGAGCATCAACGCACTGCCGATGTAGTGTCGATGCACGTCGGGCGAATCGTCGATCATGTCGTCGGTTCCAACGACCTCGACAACGCGTTGCTCTGATTCGCGTGTTGTGTCGCTGAACGCGTAGAGCATCAGCGTGCCGCGCAAATTGAGAACCGAGACGATCATCGAGTCGGCAGGCATTCGCAGCATGTGCACGCCATAGCCTTGGATGTCGTAATCCTGGATCTGGTGACATGGCTTGCTCATTCGACCACCTCGACTTCCAGCGAGCCGTCGGTGACTTGGGCAGTCAGGATCGTCACCCCGTGCTCTTTCGCCTCGCGTGAGATCAGCCGTCGATTCTCCTCGCTGATCCCGCCCCAGAGTTCTTGCGAGATCGTCGCCACGCCACCAGCCGGGATGTACCGAGCGGCGGCACGAATCGCCAAGATCGCTCGTTCGCCGTGGCTGAGGTCCGCATACAGCTCAGCCGAACTGCGGTCTGTCGCGACAACCAATCGGTTACCCTCGACGCGGATTTCACCCTTGGGAATCAACGAGGCGAGCACGTCTTCACACTTCTTGCACAGCTCGCGGATCTGCTCGGCATCTTCGGCGATGCGGTCAGCTCGCACGTTGGCCTCTTTGGCGTTCGCGATGCGGCTCTGGTGCTCTTTGGCCGCCACGGCCAGGATCAACGTTCGGCGTGCTTCCTCGGCCTCACGCTGGGCCGCCTCGACGGTCTCGGCGCTGATCTGCTCCGGCTTCGTCCCGTCCAGGATCTTGCGGCAGTCGATCACCTGCTGCTCGTGCCGCGCCGCATACTCCAGATTGCCACGCAGCCGCTCAAGCTCGCGTTCAGCCAGGTTCAACTTGGCCCGCATGTCCGCGACCAAGTCTTCAGCGTTGCTTACCAGTTCGCCAGCTTCCTTGACCGTCGGGCCGTCGTATCGTGCCTCCAGCTCGGCAAGCTTCGCTTCGGCCTCTGTGTGCAGCTCAAGCTGCGTTGCAGCCGATTGCGCCTTGGCTCGCAGCTCGGCCAGGCGCTGCGTCGTCTGGTCTTGCAGGTCCTGGGCTTCAGAAACGCTCACCTTGCAGCGTGCGACGTCCGCGTCGGTGTCCTTGGTAATCGAGTCCAGGTCAATCCGCTGCTCGTCTGATCGTTTTTCAAGGCTGCGAGCGTACTTCTGAGCATCTCGGACCACGCGGCCGTAAAGCTCGATCGGGTCGTCCGTTGCGTCGTCAACGTCGATCCGGTCCCAGTGATCGCCGAACAGCTCGCGGTAGGCCGACACGTCCGGCGTCGCGCCAGTCAGGGCGATGAGCTGCTTGATTCGGGCCGCGTCGGCGCGTTCGGGATCCTTGATTTGAGGATCCACCAGGGCCCCGATGTCGTACTTGCCCTCGATCGTCTCGACCTGCAGGGCACCGCGGCGGCTGGTGCGGCTCTTGGTCACGGACAAAGTCGCCCCGCAAAACTCGACCGATCCGCGCGTGGCCCCGTCACGCAGCGAGACGCCGTCCGGTTTGCCGCCTGCCGCGGCTTCAATGGCTCGCAGCGCGGTGGATTTGCCGCTGCCTTGGGACCCTCGCAGGACCACGACGCCGCCGCCTTCGGGCAATGGGATCTCCAATTGCTGGATCGGGCCGATGTTCTTCAAAGTGATTTCTGATGTGGACATTGAAAAATCCTTTTTGCGTTGGCGCGTAGTTCGAGCGCCGGTGAAGAAACAGGAAAACCCGCTGCCGTGAACCTCGGCGGGCACGAGGCTTGTTGCGAGCGTCACGGCTCGCTGGCGTGCTAGGCGGCTTGTTGATTGGCTTCGATTGCTGCGGCCATCTCGCCGAGCAGGTCCAAGAGTGCGGCAGGCGTCCAATCCAGGGCGTCGATCTCGTCCCAGGTCTTGTACGGCTGGTAGCTGTCGCGTCGCACAACCAGCTCTTCGCCATTGCCCGTGTGCAGGTCAAAGGAAATCGCGTCGTAGCGAATCCCGCCAACCGTGGCCCATTCGGCGAAATGCAGCACGATCGCGTCCAGGTCCATCGCGTTGAAGATCGCCCACAACAACAGGCTGTAGGCGTCGCCGTGGATGCGTGCGGTCTTCTCCAGGTCAATTGCGGAGAAGGGCAGGATGGCGCCGCCGAGTTCTGAATTCTCGGGGAACACCAGCAGAATCCCGTTTTCATTGATCTCGACAGCTTCGATCTGGACAGCGTCGCAGTACCAAGCGTCGTCGACGTTACCGGCCGGGTTGAGGCCAAATGCTTCTGCGGCTTCGGTCGTCAGGGAGAAACGGGCGTCCGAGTGAATCGGGAAGAACATGAGAGAAATCCTTGCTCAATTTGGTTTTTTGATGTCTGAATCAACTTCAGATATTTACAGACTATCAAGATCTTGATAATGTGCAAGGGTTGTTTCGGAAGAATCTCCGAAAAACCTTCAAAGAAAAAAATGAGCAGGAAAAGGAACTGGCACGATGGCCAAGAAGAAGGAAGTCAAACGGATCAGGAAGTCGCCGCCAAGCATCAACTTTTGGCCGGATGATTTCATTGGTGGAACCCAAGGAATGAGTGCCGAAGCTGTCGGCGCGTACATCCGGCTGCTTTGCTACCAGTGGGCGAATGGCGAGATACCCGTTTGTCCCGAATCACGCCGCAGGATCTCTGGGGTTGATCACATCCATTGGGATCGCGTCTGGAATGAACTGAAATCGAAGTTCAAAGTTGGGTGCAAAGACCAGGATGGAAGGGAGCGATTTTACTTCAACGAACGTATGCGGGCTGACAGATCGAAGGCGATGACCGCCTACCGAAAGAGCGTAAAGGTAGCTAGGGCAAACGGTTTGAAGGGCGGAAGGAAGCCAAAAAACAAAAACCCAGATGGGTTTCCGGAAGAAACCGAACTGGGTTCTGTAGAAAACCCAGTTCCAGAAGAAGGAAGAAGGAAGAAGGAAGAGAATACTACTCTGAAGGAAGAATGTTTTTCTTTACAAGCTTCTGCGCGAGACGATCGAGACTTGGCAGTCAGACGACCAGATCGCCAGACGACCAGCCCGCCACCGACAGAAGCCAAGCCGACAGAACCGACCAGGAACGAGCACGAGTTCGTTTGGACGCCGAAGATGTCAGGCAAACGGCCGTCACGGTTCCAGATCCCGGCCGAGCACGATACGAGCGAGTACCGGGAATCCCTGGAAACGTATCTGGATTGGCTGGAAAACCACCCGAAGGGCCTGAATCCGGTCACGGTCCAGTCGAACCTCGAAAACATGCTGCGGAGCGGCCTGGACGCCAAGTCGGCCGTAGAGGCCCTGGAACGCACCGTACGCGTCGGCGGGGACTATCCCCGCATTCTGCTCACGGAACTGCCTGCGCGAGCGCCAGGGGCCAAATACGGGGCTCAGGAGGCGGATGAGGAACGACGCTACCCCAGCGCCAACGAACTGCGTGCAGCGGGGGTGATCTGATGAGCGATCGACAGAACCAGCGACAAAATGGGGGTTTCGACCCAAAAAAACGCCAGAATCCTCGGGAAAACCAGGACAACGAACGGTTCGAGGCACTGCTCGTCGAACGATCAGAGCTGCAACTCTGCGCCACGATGCTTTACGACGAGAAAACGTCCCGACTGGCGATCACCACGCTACGCCGCGAGGACTTCGCCAACCCGCAATGCCAGACGTTTTTTGGCCATTACCAGCACGCTGCGGAATCCCGCAACCAAGGATTCGTCGACCCGCGTGATCTGATCGACGGGATGGCAAAAAGCCCTGCGTTTTCCGATGTTTCGGCCGTCCGCCAGTGGATGATCCGTCTCGCTCAGGGCGAGTTGGCGACCCCTCTCAAGGCGTACACGCACTGGAATATCCAGCAGATCAAAGGCGCTTCGGCAAAGCGCAAAGCACACGAAACGGTAACCCGGGTGGCCGCCGAACTGGCAGGTGGCGAACTGACCGCCGATCTGGTGGCATCGGCTCGGGAATCACTGGGTGATGCACTGGCAGTCAATCGATCAGCGCGCCGAACTGTCTCGGATTCCGTGATGGATCTCTTGGACCTGATGGCCTCGGGGGCCAACCGCGAGCGAGCGTTGCCGACCGGGATCAGGACCGTCGATGACCTGATCGGCGGCGGGTTCCTGCCGGGTCAATTCGTGGTGGTCGGTGCGCGACCAGGCGGCGGCAAGTCGTCGTTCGCCATGCAGGTGGCGCTGAACGCCGCGCGGCAGGGCAAGCGAGTGCTCTTTCATTCGCTCGAAATGTCAGAAAACGAGCTGACACTCCGTTGGATCTGTAACCAATCGGGTGTAAGCTTCTCCAAGGCCCAGAGCGGCCGCATGGATCTGCTCGAACGGCAACGATTTTCTGAGGCAGCGAACATCGTGGCCAACATGCCGATCAGCGTCGACGATACGGCAGCGCGGCGAGTTCACGACATCGAGGCAGGTGCTCGTGAGTTCAAGAAAGACGGCGGGCTGGACCTGATCGTGGTCGATTACCTCCAGTTGATAACGCCGGGTTCGTCGTCAAAGACCGACACGCGGGCTCAGTTGGTGGGAAACATCGCCCGCGACTTAAAGCTGATGGCGCGTTCGTTGAACGTTCCCGTGATCGCTCCGGCCCAGGTCAACCGCGAAGGTGGGAAGGTGCGAGCGACGTTGACGAACTTGCGAGAAGGCGGCATCGAGAATGATGCGGATGTGGTGTTCCTCCTGCACGGGGCAGACCAGGGACGGTTCGAATCGCACTCGGTATCGCTCCGAATCGCCAAGCAGCGGAACGGGCCGTTGTGTGACGTGGATATCCAGTGGACCGGGTCGCTGATGCGATTCGAGGACATTCCAAGCGAGGACGTGTTTTGATGAGCGACGGACTGCAGAAGACGCTGAACGAACGAGGCACGCGATACGGCGAATTTGCGACCCACGCCCTGGTGACGCAGAAGATCAAGGCCGTCATGCAGGTCGGGCCGAGCTGGCACATGATGAACGCCAGCCAACGAGAGGCTTGCGAGATGATCGCTCACAAGTTAGGCCGAATCGTCAACGGCGATCCCAACTACGCCGACTCATGGGTCGACATCGCCGGGTATGCTCAACTCGTCGTGAATGAGTTGGAATCAGTAAAAGCGAAGGCGTGATATGAAAATCGACTGGAAAGAAGCGGCGATTGGATTTGCTATGGTCGTGTTCTTGTTCTTCATTGCCGTCGTGGCCTTTGCAGCATTGCGGCATGTGTACGAGAGCACAACGGAACCACCACGCCACTACACGGTTATCGATCACAGCGGGCGAGAATGGCACGGACTAACTCGCGTGCACGACGGACTGCATGGGTCTGTTTATCGAGACAGCGAAGGCCGCCGATATCGGTTTCGTGGAAACGTATCGGCAATCGAGGAAGCGACAAAGAATTGATCCGCTTGGAGCCGGTGCGTTACCGGCACGGCGCGGCGAGCAGTAACGTTTCGCGAAGCTCGCCGCGCCTTTTGAATCACCGATCGTTTCGGTGAAAGGTACGGCAGGGATCTTGTCAGCCTGCCGTATCAAGTAAGTCGCCGCGCTGGACGCGTTGCGGATCGGGCAGGGATGCCCTTTTGAAATCTTTCCAGAATCTCTTGTTTTAGGTATTGCCAGAATCAAACCGATAGGTATGATGTAGGCATGACAAGCAACGAGCAAGTCGCAAAAAAGCAGGAGACAAGACAATGATGACCAACAACACGAAACTGGCCCTGATCAATACCAAATGCCCGGCAGTCGCGATTGCCATTGCAAAGTTGCCGGCAGCCGAGCAGGATGCCATCCTGACGACAGGCGGAAAAGTGACGCTTGCCAGCGGAATCGCTCCTAACGGTATGCATTGCACCCTGATCGCTACGGTGGCTCGTGACTTGTCCGCGACGGTCGTTGCGGTCGCTCCTGACGGACGCGAGCAGCCAATTGGTCACGGACACGTCGACGCCATCATTGCAAAGTTGGGAGAGTAATCCGTGGCAACAATCATCACCAGCCAAGACCATCTCGACGACGCGATTGTCGCCGAGAAACGAGCCGCGAAGGACTACGAGTGCCTTGTATCGCCGGAGTTTGACATTGACGGCGAGACGTACCAAGTCCTACTAGACGGCCATCATAGCCTAGCGGCAGCGATTGCCGACGGCGTCGAGCCGGAGTTGATCGTCGCAACCGCCCAGCAGCATGATGCGGTAACGATGCTGCTCGAAGGTCGCGTCGAGGAGTTTTTGCAAGCGGTGCATCACGGCCACGACTATCGCGATGCAAGGAGCGGCAAGTATGTCTGGTAAGCACGGCGGCAAGCGTCCAGGGGCTGGTAGGCCGGCGAGCCCAGATAGCCGATCGATTCCGAAATCAATCAAGGTCACGCAAGAAATGGCGGAATATCTCGCCGAGCACGGGACCGGGTTAATCGAAGACGCAATCAGGCGCACGTTGCAATTCAAGGAATGGCGCCGCAAGAAAAAGGATCAATCATCATGACCGACGGTCAGTCTGAAGCGTGTGCCGCGAACGAATACACCGGGATTCAAGTCGGCGATACGGTGCGGGTTAAATACGGCTTCCTGGCTGGCCAAGTTGGCAAAGTCGTGAAGCTAGATGGGTTACAAGCAAGCGTTGAATTTCAATCATCTTACGGCACACTCTTTACCAATGATGGATTTTGCTCTGACCATCTGCAACTCGTCTTGCCAGCCAAGCCGCAACCAGCAACCTGCGTGCAGTTCGACTGCGACGAATCGCTAGAAGACCGCGTCTCGCAGCTTGAATACCAGCTCGCAAGACTGGCAACAATCGATAAGCATCAGTCACGCACCGAACTGGCTGACGCCTACTTGGCATCGCTGAAGGAAGTGCACCAGTGGCGTGAGAAGGTCGGGTATCTCACAAAGGAACGCGACGAGTACAAGGAGCTGCATCGTCACGCGCTGGAGCAAGTTGACCGCGTCTTCCAGTACGAGAGTAGAACGATTCACGATCCGATCCTGCCTGGCTTTGCGCACGTCGGCGAAGACAAATTCGAGGCGGTTGTGCGGTTGGCTCAGGCTTACAAGAAGCTGGAAGCGGAGAACACACTGTTGCGGAGTGCGATTGCCACAGGGCGTGCAAGATTCTAAATGAGACGCTGCGGGACTTATCCACAAGCCCCGACGATTTGTAACGGAGCGAATGCGATGACCGACCTACAGCAAGCCGCCGAGCGGGTGCGGAGAGTGCGTGGTGATCGAAAGAAGGCCCTTGAACAGTACTGCGAATTGTGCGAATTGCGATTTAGTCACAGAAGAGTTGGTGCTGCGGTCGCAATTCATTACGAAGACTGCGAACTGCTCGCCTGCGCCTACCTGGACCTGCGAGCCGAAATCCTTCTAGCGTGCCTGGAGGAATCGACGTACGACGGGCTGCACGCTCGGATCATGACTTTACACGAGCGAGGTGAGTGATGCCAACGAAACTGCATGACGACGACCTGATGCCGTTTGGGAAGCACAAAGGACAACGGCTTGGCGACGTCCCTGATTCCTACTGGTTTTGGTTTTTGTCGCAGGGCTGGTGCGACAAGTGGCCGGATCTTGTCGAGTACGCGAATCTTTGCGTAGAGGGTGATTGATGTTTAATACTGACGACATTGACAAGGCTGCCGGATGCGTGATGTTGATCGTAGTCGCTACCGTGATCGCAGGGGCGGCGGTCTCGTTTGCCATCGGGGCGTGGTTGTTTTAAGCGAGGTGAGTGATGAGTGACATTAAGCGGTACATGGGGTGGAGAGAATACGAGCACGGCAACCTGTTCGATTATCGCTTCGGCGAACATCCACAAGGGGAATGGGTGGCATACGACGACATCGCCCCGCTGCTCGCGGAGAGGGAGGAGTTGCTGGCAGAAACACGAGAAGCCGAAGAGTGGTTTCGTCATATCATGTCGGAATCCTGCGATGCCAGCGAAGTGCATTGCCCGTGCGTTCCGTTGCTGCGGAAACGGGTGAAGGAATGGCGGGCTTTGCTGCAGCGCATTGCTTCCTGGGCCACGGTAGACGCCACGTTTGAGTGCTTCCCGGCACATATGAAAGAGGGACTGGAACTAATCGCTAAAGAGGCGAAGGAAGCACTGCAAGGCGTTAAGTGATGTACGAATACAACGCACTCGTCAGGGAAGTCTACGACGGGGACACGATCACATGCGATATCGACCTGGGCCTAGGCGTGTGGATGCGTGGCCAAAAGATACGCTTGTTCGGCATCAACGCACCTGAACTGCGAGGCGAAACAATCGACGCAGGTCGTGCTTCTCGTGACGCGCTGCGAGATCAGATTCAATCGCGGCCCGTCACGATACGCACCATCAAGGACAAGACGGAAAAGTACGGGCGATGGCTGGGCGTGATCTACGTCGGATTCGTCAACGTCAACGATTGGCTGGTCGAACGTGGGCACGCGGTCAAGGCGGAATACTGATGGACAAGACGCGCCGCACGCAGCCGCAAGACAGGAACTATTTGGTCGCGTGCAAGGGCGACGAGCGTTATATCTTTATCTGGAGCGACGACAACAGGCAGCGACTACTGCGAACGCTGGGACGATTCGCCAGCAATAGCGAGCTGAGCTTTACGTGGTACGATGCGGCGATGGCGTCGAAGCACGTTCGAGAATGGCACAACAAAAAGCGAGGGAAGCAATGAGCGACGAATTTTCCCATTCGATCCCAAGGATATGGTGCCGTTACGATAACGTACCGTGCGCTAGAGTCAGGCAAGTAGCAATGCTTGCGTGGCTGGCAAGTAAAGACACCGGCGACTTTGTCTACGAAGTGTTTCACAACGACAAGTCGGAATGGTTTTCTGTAACAGTTGACAGGAAAAGTGTCGCAAGATTTAAACGCAGGCTTGACGTGTACTGGCGTGACCTCTATGGCGTCGACAGCGATCATGGAAATGAACACGGTTGGGGCTGCGACGTTGATGAAAGGAAGTGAAATGAGCGACGAAGAGCGGATGCGGTTCCTGGCCGGTGCGGATGATCTGAACGCAGGCCCAGTCATCGAAGGTATCGCATGTGTCCAGGGCGATATTTACGAGTTCGTCAACGAGGCCGCAATGGATCGCGTTGGCGGGAACCTAGCCGAGTTTGACGTACAGCCTGACGACTGGCTCGAAGGGTTCCGCCGCATGATCGACGCCGCCATTCGCGCATCAAAGGAGTGACCGAACCGATGCACGTGTTGCACCATTACCGCATCGTGCTCTACTGCGAGGGCCGTTGCTACGGGCACCGATACCGACAGACGCTAAGCGGTGCGCGTGAGTGTGCCGAAGGAATGCTCGAACGAATCATCGCGGCCGAACGTGCCGAGATCGACGAGCGGAAAGAGACGCTGGACGGGCAAGGGTTGTACTGGGATCGCGTCCAAGTCGTGACGCGAGAGCAAAAAGGAATGCAAACATGACGCTATCGCAGATCTGGGAGCAGTTGTGCAAGAAGGACGGACGCCTGCATGATGAGGAAGCCAAGGTAGAATTCACGTCAGCAAACCTCAAGAAGTTGCTGGAGCAGGTTTACGAACAAGGTCGGTTAACAAACGGCGGGTCGTCACGCGGTGTCGCTGACGACTTATTTGACATTCTGACAAGGAGATAAGATATGGCAACGGACACCGAATACACGCGGCAGGAACAAGCGAAGCTGGCCGCGATCTTGAGCCAAGAAAAGTACGTCGAGCTGATGAAGCTTCGGGCCGACATGCAGAAGCGCAAGGCAGCACTGGCCAAACGCCAGTACGAGCACGCGGTCGCCACGCTGATGGAAACGATCAAATCGGATTCATCGCAGCTCCTTTTGCCGGGCATGGAGGATGCAGACCCGCCAAGAATCCCAAGTTGGGAAGATACGCCCGTCAGCGTCGTAGTCGGCGACAAGGCTTGCGCTGAGAAGCTGGCCGAATACAACATCACGACGCTGGGCCAGCTCGCCGCTTGGACCAACGCAGGCGAGCCGCTGACGAAGGTCGGGTTGACCGAGCAGCAGGAAGCCAAGGTCCAGACGTGTCTCGAAATCTACTGGAATAGCGAACCAGGACAGGACGACTAACCGTGGACACGCCCCGCGCAATCTCCGACGCGATCCACAAAGCGCTGCAAGATCGCAACTATCGGCGCGCGGTCTCGGTGCTCGAACAAGGGATCGCGACGCTGGCCCAGAAGCCGGCAGACCGCTACGATCCGTACGAGGACCGCACATCGATTGCGGTTCTTGGCTTCGACAGTTCAACCGTGACGCTGCTGGAAGATTCGGACATCTTCACCATCGGGGACCTACGCTCCGCGATCGAAAAAGGCACGCTGCACGAGATCGGTTACATCGGCGTCAAGCGAGTCTTGACCATCTGCAAAGCGGTTCAGCGCTATCGACCTGCGAACCGAAACTAGCCGCCGCGTGGCAATGGCCACAACAGACAAGGATGGGCACCGAAATTCTCAAGAACCGATCACGCACGATCCAGGTGTGTATGAAATCAGCGCGTCAGCTTCACGACGAACGCGCTCGCTGGATCGCCCGACGCAAACCCGAAATCGCTCGCGATCTGCTCAGCATGGCGCTCGACGAACTGCCGGAAGAAATGCCGACGTTTTGCGGGACCGATGAGCTGGAAACGTTTGTCGAAGAGATCCAGTTCGATGTGATCCAGCGCCTACGCCGAGCCGAGCAGGCGTATTGCATGGGCGTCGTGTTCGAGGCCGCGTCTCGGTCGCGCTGGCAGTGGATTCTTGAGCGTGCCGTCGGCGAGATCGTGCGAGTTGCCGCCGAACTGTACCTTGGCGACCTGATTGAGAAACGGCGTTGACGACGGGCAAGGCCGCAACCTGCAATATGGCAGACACTTCACGGCCAAGCACAAGGATCGGTCCATGCAGATTGATTTCGACCTAGAATCGCTCGGGTTCAAGACGCTCGAAGAATACCAGGAATTCCACGGTCTGAAGCCAGACGGGAACCTCGGGCCCGTCACGCTACGCTCGCTCGAAGCCCCCCGGTTCTGCGCCTACCCGGACAAGATGGCAATCGGTGGCGTCAACTGCCGGTGGAATAAGCGGCTCATCACTTACGGATTCAAAGGCGTACTGCCAGGCGTGACCCAAGAGGACATGCGGCGCGCCATGCAGATAGCGTTCGACCGCTGGTCAGCCGTCTGCAACCTGCGAGCACAACACGCCGGGATCGGAGCACAGACGGCGGACATCATCGTCGAGACGGGCCGCATCGATGGGGCCAGTGGGACGCTTGCATGGTCCGAGTTGCCGTGCTCGGGAACCGATCGAACACTGCGGCAGAAGTACGACAACGGCGAGCCGTGGGTATTGGCCGACGACGTCCCCCAGTACCGTATCGACCTGATCCGCGTGATGTGTCACGAACTGGGCCACGCCATCGGGATCGAGCACATTGGCTCCGGCAACCTGATGGCGCCCACCTACTCAACGCGGATCAATGGCCCGCAAGCAGGCGATATCCGCGAGGCCGTGGCGCGTTACGGCCCGCCAACCGCCACACCGCCGCCGAAGCCGGACGTGCCCACGGACCCGCCACCGGCCGAAGAATCGATCTGGGTCCAGATTCCAAAATCTTGGGTGGTCAAGGGCCTCTGATGAGCAGCCACGAGTTCGATCAACTGATGCGTGAGATTGCCGGAATTCGCAAACGCCAAAACGCCATGTTGTTTTTCGGCTGCGTGCTCGTGCTCTGGGTGGCGTCGATCGCCTGGGGCAACGACGCACGCGAGGCAATCGCCGACCGCCATCAGTTCCCTGAATCCGAATGGCCGCACCTGTACTATTTCACCGTCAGCGCTGCCGACCCGACTCAGCGCGAGATCCTCGGCAAAGTGCTGGCGTTCACGGTGGCGTCGCTGAATCGTCAGACGATCATCGAGCAGCAATTGCCGGTGCGTGTCGGTGACAAGCTCTACCGCATCCATACGGGCAACCTGGGCTGGGACAAGACGTTCCCGTCGCTCGTTGGCAAGGACTACCCCTACTCGACGCACCTCGGCACGGCCCCGCTCGTGATCCGGGCCGACTGGTTCGTGCAGTGGTCGCTGGATCAAGAAATATCGGGCGACGCGTACTTGCAGCTCCTGTTCGGGAAGAAAATCGAGAAGCTCGACGACTTCCTGAAAGAGTTCGGGGTCGACGTCGCCAATGATCTGACGTTCGCCCACATCGAGACGAATTCCGGCGTGGCAATCAACCGCACGCGGATTGTCGCCAGCTACCCGACCGACGCCAGAACTGATTGCTGGATCACGTACGACTACACCGAGTTAAACCAAGCGACGGACCCGCTTGAGAATCTCACTCGGGGAATCAAGGACGGAAAGCATGACCAGGACGCTTCAGAGATTATTGTCGGCTTGCCAAAGGCGATGGCGGCAACGGGTCAGACAGGCGTATTGCAAGCATACCTACTTGCTGACGGGAACGGGAACGTACAGACGAAGGCCCCCACGAACATCGTGGTTGATTCGACGGGTGTACGAGGCGTGGAGATTCGCAACCCGGTCTCGTGCGTGGTCTGCCATGTCGAAGGCCTGCGACCGACTAAGACAAACGGTCTACGGTCTTATTTACTTTCTGGAGCTGCGGCGTTTGCGAAATACGAAGCGCAGCAGGAAATCGAGCGATACCATCTCACATCGGTCGACAAGTTCATCGAACGGAATAACGAGGACTACACGGCGGCGATACAAGCCGTGAACGGCCTCAAGCCCGACGAGAACGCGTTGGCCGTCAAAACGGTAATCCAGGCCTACGACAAACCCGTAACGCTAGAGACGGCAGCCAGAGAGCTGTATACAACCCCGGAAGTGATTAAGAACGCGTTGGGCTGGTGGTCGTCTCTTGGCAAGCCATTGTCGGCACGGACGGCAGCGATGGCCCACGGTCAGGCAATGGCGCGGACGAGTTGGGAGCGAACCGAGTATCTTCGGACTCGCAAGATCGTCCACACCTACGCCGCCGAATTCCGCCGCAGAAGGGGAGAAAAATGATTCAAGCGTTACTGGCAGCCGCCGCACTGGGCAGCGGCATCTGTGCTTCGGGAGTCTGCGTGACGCCGCAGCGCGTCATCACTCACGCGGCGCCGGTCGTCAAACAGCACGCGGTCGTGTCGCATCAAGCGGCCTACGTGGCGCCAGTCCACACGCAAACGGTTTACTATGCGGTTGGCCCGCAAGTACAACTCGATTCCCTGATTCAGCAGAAGCTTGAAAATGACCCGAGCTACCAAGCGTACAAGGAATGGATGGCAGCGCAGACACGCGGATTCTTGCAGCAGCAGGCGGAAGCAGCTCGCCCAGCTCCGCCTACGCCGACGCGTAGGCCACCACGCCCAGCGCCGCGAACACCGGCCGGACGACTGACCGTTGCCGAGGCCTGCGCCAACTGTCACGGCGGCGCAACGCCAGCCGCGGAATACTTCCTTGATGGCGAGGGTACAGTACCTGCATCCACGATCACCGCAGCAATTCGGGCCATCGCCAACGGGACGATGCCCAAGGATCGAGAGCTGACCAAAGACGAGAAAAATCAGCTCTTGGCCGAACTCCTAAGTCTCGAATCAGAGGGTTTGCAATGAAGTTTGTAATCGCAGCAATCGCAATCGTGGCGGCCGTGGCGTCGCCTTGTTTCGCAACCGGGGGAGGTGGCGGCGGCTTGTTCTTCCGCCAAAGCTTCCGGCAGCAAAACGTCGTCCAGCGGCAAGTGATCCGGCAACGCGTCGTGCAGCAACCGGTGATCCAGCAGCAGAAGATCATTCGGCAACAGGTCATCCAGCAGCCGGTGATTCAGCAGTACGTGGTTCCACAAGTGCAGCAGTACGTGGTTCCACAAGTGCAGCAGTACGTGGTCCCTCAGCAGCAATTCATCGTGCCGCAGGTCCAGCAGTTCTACGCACCGCAGCAGTTGCAATTTCGGCAGAACCTCGGCGGAGGATGTAACGCGCTCGGTCAGTGCGACTTGTTCTAGTCATCAAAGAGTGCTCCGTGGGGGAGGGCTCTTACGTGTGGCGCCGTGGCTCGTTTCTCCTGCGAGTCACGGCGTTTTTTCTTACTCGGAGCGAATCAATTATGAATTTGGAACACGAAGGATTTCAGCCGGACTCGGTCCCGCGCCGGATCGGTGACGGAAAGTGGCTCAAGGCGCTGCTAACATCCAAGCGAGCCATTGCCGCGATTGCCTCGGCCCTGGTCGTGCTGCTCGGCCCGTTCGTCCCTGGGATCGATCAGGACATGGCGCTGCTGATCGTCTCAACCGTGGTGGCCTGGATCGTCTCAGACAGCGTGCGGCCGACGGATAACGTATTCACTAGCCGACGGTTCTGGGCGATGGTCGTAGGTGCCTTGGTGGCCTTGGGGGCAAGATATGGCATCAACGTCGACCCCGAGCCGGTAATTGGATTCGTGATGCTGGTCGTGTCATGGATCGTCGGCGAGGGACTGCGGCCTGCACTTTCGGGCAAAGCCAAAGAGCATCAAAAAGACCTTTACCGCTCGCCGACGCACAAGCTATTTTGAGCCGATCACGAGGGAGCACGTTGACGCTTGCGTGCCATGACTTGACGCCCGGCCCACACATCACTGGGCGTCATCTCTTCTCAAGCCGCGCCGGGTTGCCTCAAGAACCGGCGCGGCTTTCTTTATTTCGAAAGGTGGTTAGGTGGCATACTACAACTGGAACACGAATGAAGGTCTTGGACCTGCTGAGATTCGCGACGGCGATGGCAATCGGATTCGACACGTGATAAAGCTGGACACGGAAACGGGCGACTGCTTGCATTGTGAAGAGAGTCACCCGGGCGTTATGTCGGAGGTTCGCAAGCAACTAAAACTTCCAGTAACCGTAAAGTTCTTGACACCGTAGGCAAACCGCGCAGAATAACGGGCAAGGAATCTGCCCTGTAAGGACGCGGGTCCTATCGAGCAAACGGACGGACGATAGACGCGGTGGACGGCATCGGCCGCAATGTCACGACCGCATCAACACCGTGGTACGGTGAGTAGGCTCGGCCGTGGGGTTCAATCCTTCGGCCGAGCTTTTTTTGTGGAGTCATGCAGTCATGCCAGAACCCAAGCACCGCAAAGGTAAGATCCCACGCGCTGAGATACGCAAGCGGATCAAGCTGGCGTCCACGATGCTGATGCAGGGTTACCCTAACTCGCAGATCAAGGCCACGTTCTACGAGCAATTCAGCGTCTCTTATCGCAGCGTTGAGCGTTATCTGTCGAAGGCCCGCGCTCAACTGCGTGCTCAGTCTGGCAAGCCGCCCGAAGATCATATCGCCGAATCCCTGGCGTTCTACACGTCGATTACGCGCGACACACAGGCCCCGTATTCGGCCCGTCTGCGAGCCAGGGAAAACATCGACCGTTTACTCGGCCTGCGCAAGCCGTTTAAGATCGCGGCAACGGACGCGGCCGGGAACGACCTGCCAGCCGACGAGCTACAGACTCGACGCGAACGTGTAGCGCAGGCGCTCGAAGTGCTCAAGCAGCGTGCTTCGATTCGAAACCTCGCTATCGGTGAGGAATTAGGCGAGAACTGATTCGTGGATCTCAACGCGTTCGATTCGTCCTCGGTTTACGAAATGACCGAGGACGAATTGGCCATTCTGGAAGAGGCGCTATTCGGCGAGGTCTACGAGCCGCTGCAAAAGTATTGCCCGTTTCGCCCGTTCCCCAAGCAGCGAGAAGCGTTGAACCGCAAGGAAAAAGAAGTTTTTTTCGGCGGGGCAGTGGGCCCAGGCAAAACGGCATTCCTGCTGATGGCAATGTTGCGATACGTGCACATTCCTCAATACTCGGGGCTCGTTCTGCGTCGCGATTACGCCCGTCTGTCGCTACCTGGTTCGATCATGGATCGAGCCAAGGCGTGGCTGACTGACAGTGACGCAAGATGGTCACAGCAAGCTAAGACGTGGACTTTTCCGAGCGGTGCACGAATTCAGTTCGGGTACATCGACAACGTCAACGACCGATATCGGTACGCCTCGTCGGAGTTCCAGCAGATTTGCTTTGACGAATTGACGGAATTCAACCTGCCCGATGACGAGTCGAACCCCTATCTGTTCATGTTCTCGCGGTTGCGGAAAACGACCGACAACCCGGTTCCGATGCAAATAATTTCTGCGTCGAATCCTGGCAATATCGGCCACGCCTGGGTGAAAAGACGGTTCGTCACGCAAGACGCGACGGAATGGATATTAAAAAACGAACCAGGAATCCGCGTCTTTAATGCAGCATCGGATCGCGTGTTCATTCCGGGGGTACTTCGCGACAATCCAGCCATCAACCCTGACGAGTATTTGCCGTCTCTGTCGCATCTGCCGAAGATCACGCGCGAGCGATTGATACGCGGCGACTGGTCGATTCGCGAGGACTCGCTGATTCCGGTGGCCGACGTCCTGCGCTACGAAATCCATGACGGGACGATCACCATTTATGCGTCAGACGGGCAAGTTATTGCGTCATGGCACGAGTCAGAAAGCTACCGATTCGCAACGTGCGACCCTGCCGGCACGAGCCAGGACCGAGCCGCCACCGCACGCGGACGCGAGCATTCCTGGTCAGTTATCGGGGTTTGGGACCGTTCCCCGAGCCATGTGGGCCGGTTCCTCGTCTGCCGCGACATCTGGCGACGGAAGGTCGGCTTTAACGCATTATGCGACGCTTTGCGTCAATGCGAGCAGGAGTGGGACACGCAGCGGATCAGGATCGAGAACGAGAAATTGGGCGAAGCCGCGGTCGACGTCCTGGGCGATGAGATCGCAATCGACACGGTCCCGACCGGTGGCAAGGACAAAGTCACGCGAGCAGGTGTGCTCATGCAGATGATCGAGCGGCACGAATTCGCCCTGCCACGCGAGGCCGAGTGGCTCGACGTCTACGAATCCGAGCTGTTCACCTGGAGCGGTCACCCGGCAGAAGCAGCCGACCAAGTGGACGTCACCGCCTACGCTGCGATCGAAGCCCAAGGCCGTGGCGTCGGGATCTGGCCACCCGAACTGTTCGGCCCGCATGTCTGGCTCGACCAATTTGCGGTGCCGAGCGAAATGGTCTCGGTCGTCCTGCCGGTCAAGGCGGACGACATCGGTTCTGGCCGAAAGGGCGCCGTGGTGACCGTCGGCGTGATCGGTGACGGTCGGTTCTACGTTAGCGCCGAGCTGAGCGACGAGCCGTTCGCATCGCTCCTGGAACGCGTGCCAGGCGTCGAGTCGGCGTTCAACCGCATCTCCCCGGTGATCGTCGTCCCGGTCCAATCGGTCGAGGTGGCGCGGCTGATGCTGCCGAGCGTTTACGGATCAGCCACGTTCTTGCCCGAGGTCTACGCATGCGACCTGGACCGCAGCGAATTCAAAGACCCGAACCGACTGTCACCGCTGCTATCCGAGCACCGATTCCGGTTCCTGCGTGGCAGTTCCGGCTGTCGCACGATGGTGGCCCGCATGAAAGCATTTCCCCACACCAAGGAAATCGCGACCATGCAGGCCCTGGGGATCGCGCTGGAAACGCTCGCGATCAACCGGTAAAGACGCGGAAAATCCTCGTTGCTAGGCTCGTCAGGGAATTCACCAGTTATCGGAGCGAGCCACGACCATGCCAGCAGCACTCTTCACGCGGAAAAAAAGCGTCGCGTTGACCAATAGCCTTGCGACAACTCCAGTCATCAACGTCGAGGACGTCGGCGAATTCATCCTGCACGCGCCAGGCACGTACACGACATCCACGCTGACGTTCTATGTCTATAACCCTGTGACGATGGATTACCAGGAACTGACCGCAGACGACGGGACGGCACTGTCGCGGTCGCTCGTGCAGGCGAAATCGGTACGCGGCCCCGAAGAATCTTTCGCAGCAGAATCCATCAAGATCGTGACGAACCAAGCAGGCAATAACGACCGCGTTGTCGGGATTACGTTCAAGGGCGCGCGATGATGCGGCGATCGTTGCTATTTCGATTGGCTAAACCACGACGCTACGGCACAGCAGTCGGCGGCAGCGGCACGGCCCCCGTTATCTCCGGCGTCCCCACAATCGCCGGCACACTGAACGAAGGCGACACGCTGACCGCCACGGCGGCATCGGTAACCGGCGACCCATCGCCTACGCGTACTTGGCAATGGCTGCGTGATGGGGTGGCGATTAGTGGGGCGACGAATGCGACGTATGACGTTCACGCGGACGATCTAGATACCGAGCTATCTGTACGGCAGATCGAGACGAACGCCAGTGGCTCGGACACTGCCGATAGTGCGGCGGCTTTGGTAACTAACCTGATCCGCGTTCGCCGGTCGAGCGATTCTTCCGAGACTGATATCCGCCAAACGATTGCCGGTGCGTTAGATACCACCACACTCGACACGTTTGCCGGTGCGGGCGATGCGTTCGTGACGACTTGGTACGACAAGAGTGGCAGTGGTAATAACGCGACACAGGCGACAGCAGCGAGTCAGCCGAGGATTGTTAGCGGTGGGGTGGTTGATGAAAACCTAGTGCTGGACGGCAGCAACGACTTCCTGACGCTGGGGACTACGTTAAGTTTCGCGGGTGAGTTTACGCTTTCGATTTGGGCGAAGCGGGATGTTACTAGCGATAGCCACAACCTATTCGGGGCAAACGGACACCTTAATAGGTATTGTTACCTAAACAACAACACGACAACGATATGGATTCGCGTCATTGGCGATTTCGAGCAGTTTTCACATGGTGTAACGACAACTAACTGGAATCACTACGCGATTACAAGAAACTCCAGTGGTAAAGTAGACGTATTTATCAATGGCGTTTTCGTTAAGCGTTTGTTTTCGGACGCTGCTCAAGTTGGAACTGTCACATGGGACTTGATAGGGACAAGATTTAATACATCCAACTTCCAATACCACGACGGCACCCTAGCCCATGCCTACGCCGCCGACCGTGCCCTCTCGGAAGTAGAAATCCTAGCACTCAAGAACGGCACGCTGCCAGCAACCGGCACCGTCCTTTATCTCAAATCACAGGACATACCCTAATGCCGTACGTCCTAATCTCACCCGTCACCGCCGAAGCGTTCAATCGTGGTCTATGCCGCTTGCTACGCCCTGAACACCTACGCGATGAACGTTACGTCACTGACCTCTATTGCCCGATGCATACGCTCGTCGGTCCTTACGACGGCTGGATGTGCTTGGAGCTACCGGACGAAGAAACGGTGCCGCTACACCTGGAAGTAACCGGCAGCGAACTAGCCGACGTGCTGAGTATCTTTGTGCAGGACCAAGCACTAACGCAGGAAGAATCGGACGGGCTCGTGACAGCCGTGCAGGCATACGCAGGGCAACAGGTGCGGATAGCGGACTTCATCCCGGCATCGTGGTCACACGCCGTCCTAACCCGCCAGCAGTTGGTGGAGGCGGGGGCGTTTCCGGTGGACGTCGAGCCGTAAAGGCGTTGACGCGCAATCTGCTGATAGCGTTCTTCTGACTGGCACAAGTGCAGCCAATTAGTCGTAGAAGGACGCCACGCCATGAATCATTGCAAAGCCGCTCTGGCTCTGCTGCTACTCTTGCCGACGATGTTGTTCGCGCAAGACGACATCGAGACCAAGAAAATCTCAGAACTGGACCCGATCAATTCGGCGCAGCTTCTGAGCCACGACGACATCCTGTTTGGCGTGACCGTCTTGGGCTCGCCGAACGTGTCGCGCCGCGTGACGCTGGAAGAACTGCGTTCGCAGGCCCACGCCATCGCAGTTGACAACGTGGCAGCGCTGAACAACGCCTCGCCGATCGAAGGTCAGATTTTCTTGACCCGAGGTCGCATGACGGTTGGCGACGGTGGCGGCAGGATCTACCGCTACGAGATCGGATCGAGCGCATCGCCCAACGAGCCGTACGTGGTCAACGGTCCTGGCGGGATCGGGCGCTACATCGATCTGGTATCCGAGTCCCCGGAAATCACCGCCGCGGGCATCTCGAACGACGGGCAGGTGCAATTCACCGTCGAGGACATCGGGACCGGGACGCGTTCCAAGCTGTCGCTGGCGGAACTGCTGATTAAAACCGGCGTCGGTGGCGTCTCGGATCACGGCGGGCTCGCAGGCCTCGCCGACGATGACCATCCGCACTATCTGAACAACGCCCGAGGCGATGCGCGGTATTACACGCAGTCGCAGCTCGACGTGGCGCTGGCCAACAAGTCAGACGACGGGCACGGCCACGCGATTGCCGATACGACAGGCTTGCAAGCGGCACTCGATGCCAAGCTGGCCAAGGCCTCGAATCTGTCCGATCTGGCCAACGTCGCCACGGCACGCACCAACTTAGGGCTCGTGATTGGCACCGACGTACACGCCCATATGCCAGCCGCCAGCGTCCTGGAAATGCAGACGGGCACGGAGCCAGGCTTGCGCGCCATGTCCCCGCTACGCGTCGCACAGGCGATTGCCGCACTGGCTGGCGAGAGCGGGACCCCGGACCACGGGATTCTGACCGGGCTCGCTGACGACGATCACCCGCAATACCACAACGACGCGCGGGGTGACGCTCGCTACTTCACGCAGGCACAGGTCACGGCGTCGCTCGCTACCAAGAGCAACACGGGCCACGGTCACGTGATCTCGGACGTTACCGGGCTGGCCGATCAACTGGCGGCGAAGCTGGCGGCATCGCAGAACCTTGCGGACCTGGCCAACGTCACTACGGCGCGCACTAATTTAGGGCTCGTGATCGGAACCGACGTGCACGCGTTCATGCCCAGCGCGTCACAAGTCGAAATGGAAGCCGGAACCGAAACGGCTTTACGTGCCATGACCCCGCAGCGTGTGGCGCAGGCAATTGCGGCACTCGGTGACGTCCAGCAGGCAATCGTGGTCGATAACGTCGCTGGTATGGCCGCACTGACGCCAGCCGATGGCGATATCGTCATCACGCGCGGACAGACGACCAAAGGCGACGGTGGGGCGAGATTCTACCGCTACGATTCGGCGTCTGCCGTGGCGCTTGCCAGCCCCTACGTCGTGGACGGTCCGAGCAGCGTTGGCCGCTATCTGGAGCTGACCAACGAACGCGATCCGCTCGTGTCGACCGACATCGTTGACGATGCCGACATTCGATTCCCTGTTGAAAACGCCGACGACAATACGCAGCGTACCTTGACGCTTGCCGAGCTGAAGGCCAGCCAGAACATACGCGTCGTGGCCGACGTGGCCGCCATGAAAGCGGTGACCGACGCCAAGCAAGGTCAGGTTTTTCAGACGCTCGCGTACGATGACGCGAACCCAGGTGTGGGCGCGAATCTGTACCGATACACGACCGGATCGGGCACGGACGACGCTGGGTTCTTCCTCACAGCGACCGGCATGGGCGCCGGTGGGTTCGAGGCCGTGGACCAGTCCGTTTACGACATCCGGCAATGGGGTGGAGTTGAAAACGGCGAGACTGGCACCGCGGACCACACCGCGATCATTCAGGCGATGATCGACCATGCTGGTGCTCAGTACCGACAGAATGCACGCATTTATATCCCACGTGGATATTGGCACATTTCAAGCACGTTGAATTTCGGTACGCTCCGCGGATTTACGTTCTATGGTGACGCTTCCGAGACGATCATGTCTGCGACAGCCACCTATAAGTCAGGCGGGACGCGGTTGATATGGCACGGTGACGATGGCGGAACGATGATTCGCGTCGACGGTGCGTATTTCCTATTCAAAGACCTTGGCATTTTCGGTTCGGACTTGCCCAATGGAACCTTTGCACCAACGGCTAACCGTGCAGGGATCGGCATTCTGTTAGGGTTCACGTCCGGCATCGGAAGCGGAAATGCCGTGGTTGATAACGTGCGTATTACCGATTGCGAAATCGGATGGCAAAACGGAGTAAACCTAGCAGACGGAAACTGCGGGGACATGGTATTTCGTTCGATGCACTTTCGGTTTTGCGGCGTCGGTATGAAGACCGTTAACCTTCAGGGCCTAAATTATCACTTTGACTATTTGCAATCGCAGGTCAACGAAAAACTTTTCCAGTTCGATGCGGGAGGCGGGTTGTTTGTTGGTTTTGTGCACACGCTCGAAACGCCGATCATGCTGGAAATTGGCGGAAACGATGCCGGAAGCGAAGTAGGCACTTTTATTTTTAACTTCGTCAAGCCGGATGCTGACCAGGGAGGCAGCACGCCACGCCTGTTGCATATGCCAGTCAACAACACTGCCGGAGTGCAGGTGATATTTCGCTCCGTTCGGATGCCAGCGGCGGCGTACTTGGATGGCGGTAGTCCGATCAACGACGGATTGCCAGTGTTCCGCATCACGGGTGGTACTCGGCTGTTAGTGCAGGACATGACGTTTTTGGATGATGCTGGCGTGATCGTCGAAATGGAAACAACGACCGCCGCTTTTTATCCACAAGCGGTGTTTGAGCGGTGCATGATTGACGCTGCGGGCGGCTCGGTTCCTGCAACGTGGACCGACACCCCTGCCTTCGTCAAGGTAATTGATACCGCAAACGCAAAGACGGTAACCGCCGACAATGCGACAGACACGTTTACCAGTACGTCGCATGGGTTTTTTAACGGTGACAGAGTCCGAGTTTCTTCGACTGTCTCACTACCGAGCGGAATCAGTGCTGACACGACTTATTTTGTCGTTGCGAAGACCACCAACACGTTTCAGTTATCAGAAACCGAGGCGGGGTCGGCGGCTACATTCACGACAGACGGTTCAGGCACAATCAAGGTGTTCCATGTCAGTCCTGATTCAAACGTCGCTGACTGGGTGTTCCGCGATTGCCGAACCAACGGGCTGAATTTGCAGATGCCGACAATCGGACGGACGAAGCGAACTATTGACCCGACGAATACCGTGGTCAACATGCGGTTCAAGGAACGCTTGATTCTCGATTACGCAAGCAGCGGTCAAGTCGTATTTGCAACTCAACGATACGACGGCGAGGAGATCGAAATATTTGCCAATGGCAACACGACAATCAGCAACGGGACGGGATCAAATAGGTTTCGTCTTAATGGCGGGACATCGTGGGCAGGGGACGCAGATGGTGCCACGTTTACATTCCGGCGCAAAGGTGGGGAGTGGTTGGAGAAATCAAGAGCGGTCTACTAACCGTGCGGCGAGCACCGAAGAGACGAGGGCAGATCAAGTGGACCTGATCCAAACCGACGTGGTGCACTGTGCACGGTGCGGAGAGACGCACCGCAATTTATTTTTCAAACCGTTCGGGCATCGCGCGGCGAAGTACACGCACTTCGCGGCATGTCCTGAGACCGGCGAACCGATCCTCATGCAAGTCGACCGACTGGAGCAAGATGAAAGACCGAATCAAGGGATTAAAGAGAATCGCGGCTGACAAGCTCGTTGCGCATCCTGAGAACTGGCGCAAGCACCCTGACAAGCAGCGCAAGGCACTGAGCACGATGCTCGATCAAGTCGGCTGGGCCGATGCGATTGTGGCCAGAGAACTCGGCGACGGACGCTACGAGATCATTGACGGGTACCTGCGAGCCGAGACGGCAGGCAGCGACAAAGTTCCGGTGCTGGTCGTCGACGTGACCGAAGACGAAGCGCGGATGCTCCTGGCGACGCATGACGCAATTGGCGCGATGGCGGATACCGACGACGATCTGTACCGCGATCTGCTCAAGAGCATTCAGTCGGACGACGCCGGGATTCAATCGATCATCAGCGACGTGGCCAGTCTGTTTGAAATTGAACTGGATGAGCCGGACGAGCCAGGCGACCCCGAAGACATCGAGCCGAAGATCGACCAAGCGAAAGAGCTGCAGGCGAAGTGGGGAACGGCGCTCGGTCAGGTTTGGGAGATCCGAGGCCAGCAGGTCCATCGGCTGATGTGTGGGGATTCGACCGATGCGGAATGCGTGGGGCGGTTGATGGGTGGGGAGGTGGCAGACGCAGCGGTGACAAGTCCACCGTACAACCAGAGAATCGATAAATTCTCGCCGTCTGGAATGCACAAAGAAGGCGGATGGGTTGAGAAGGTCGGTCGGTTGGCCTATCAGGACTCGCTGCCAGAAGACGAGTACCAATCTGGTCAGTTAGCTTTGC